TGCAACCCAAGGGTGACGGCGCTGGCGCCGCTCCTGCAGGGAAATCCGATGATGATGAATTCATAGCTGGCTTTAACAGCCGCTGAACAAGACAGGACGACTTAAATGGCAATGCAAAACTTCACCCTCACTCCTGGACGAATCAATAAGTTCAAGGGTGAAATTCTCGCTCACGCCGTGCCCTTGGAAGTGCTTGGCAAGACGGGGCGACAGATTCCGATGCCGCGCAACAACTCGGATACATATGTGGCGCGACGCTGGCTTCCCTACGGCGCCACGGCCACCTCGGCCAGCTCGCAGAACCAGTTCTTCCAGAACGGGACTGGCGACCGGGGCAACGTCATCACGCAGGCCCATCAGATCCAGGAAGGCGTGACGCCGCCGCCAGACAGCATCACGCCACTGGACATCACGGTTGTGGTCCAGCAGTTCGGTTGTCTCTACGGGTTTACCGACAAGACCTATGACCTGTATGAGGATGACATCCCGAAAGCGATGATCGAGCAGATCGGCGAGCGCGTCACGTTCGTTAACGAAATGATCATCTGGGGCGCGCTCCGCGGCTGCACGAACGCGTATTACGGCGGGACGGGTACTTCGGTCGCGACGGTTAACGGTGCACTGACGCTCGGCCAGGTGCGCAAGGTGGCCAAGAATCTTCAGGCCAACCATGGTAAGCCGGTCAACAAGGTGCTGAAGGCTGGCCCGAACTTCGCAACTGATCCGGTGGCGGAAGGCTACACGGTTTATTGCCACACGGACCTGGAGCCGGACATCCGCGATCTGCCGAACTTCGTTCCGGCCGAGGCCTATGCTTCGGGCACGCCGATGGCAAACGAGGTTGGTAAGTGCGAACGGTTCCGGTTCATCACGTCGCCGGATCTGCCTGCCATCCAGGATGGTGGCGCCGCGATCGGGTCGACCGGGCTTTACTCGACCAGTGGCGTCAGCATCGATGTGTATCCATACATCGTCACGGCTCAGGACGCCTGGGGACAGATTGCGGTGCGCGGCAAGGATAGCCTGTCGCCGACGTTCCTGCCGCCCGGCGATAAGTCCAAGTCCGATCCGCTCGGCCAGCGCGGCTATGCCGGCACCGCATGGTGGAAGGCTGTGATGATCGAGAATCAGGGTTGGATGGCTGTTGGTTACGTGGGCTCGAAGGTTTTGGTATAGTAACAGTCAGGTAAAGGAGACTCCCTATGCTTGACACAATGACAAGATACATGGAGCTGATGCGTCAGCCGTGGACCTTTAGCCTGCGGAAGGTGTTGCTTCCGGTCTGCGACCGTTATTCGTCGCAGGCGCTTACCAATCCGGCCATGGCGATCAGTTCCGGCGGAGCGACAACCGCGAAGATCGGCGCATCCGACTTCTATGCGTCTGTGCAAGGCACTCTGGTGAAGGTTGCGGCCGGCACCACGCTGCCGGCACTGACCGGTCTGGTGATAACCGCGGCCTACTTCAACATCGCGTGTTTCTTCGTCGACACAGCTGGAAATCTGACGGTGGCGTTTGGGACGCAGGGCTCGGCCCTGGGGCTCGTCGTCTTTCCCCAGTTCCCGCAGGGCAAGGCAAACATCGGGACCTTGCTTATCACCTATGCCAGCACGTTCACCGGCGGCACCACTCCGCTCGATACCGCAACAACCGTTTACATCAACGCAGTGGGCGGCTCGTTCGATCCCACTGTGTTGGTTTAAGGAGCATTCAGTATGGCTTACGCACAGGATTCTGATCCGAGCATCACGATCAATTTCGTGAATGCCGGAATGAGTGCCGGCACGACCAGCACTTATTCGACAACCACGGCAACGGTAGGTGTGATCAACGGAAAGTTCAGCACATCGCTTTCGCCGCAGACGAATACGGCGACACCGACCACCGATGCAAATACCGGCAATGCGTTCAACGCGCTTCAGCCAAACCAGACCTGCGCATTGGTCCTCGGCATCACAGTGGCTGGCGTGATCCAGATGGTGCAGGGACCGATTATCGCCAATGGCATCGGCGTGACGACGACGGTCGGATCATTCATCAATGCGCCGCAGTTCCCCGATTTGCCGAGCAATTTCCAGCCGTTGGCCTATACGATCGTGCAGACTGCACCGTCTGCATCAGCGTGGACGCCGGGCAGCAGCTCGTGGACCGCTTCAGGTGTCGCTGCAACCACATTCCAGAACATCGCGCAGTTGCCGGCGCGTCCGCAAATCGCCTGAGCAGAGACCGCCCTTGGGCGGCTCTGTGTCTTCAAAAGGAGCTTTCATGCCACGCCAGGAACTACACAGCGATACGCTACCGCCGATCGGACAAAAGCCGCCAATCTCGGATAACCCGGACGATTACGATGGTGATATCGTCCTGGTTGATCCTGGGGTTGCGGCCAAGGATTATGCCGATGAACTGGCGTTCATGGAGGAACCCGTTACGATCAGGATCGAGCCGTCTGCCGATAAAAATGCGGCCGGCGCGTTCCCGGTATGGGTGAATGGAAAAGCAGCCGAGGTCTTTCAGAACGGGAAATGGGATGAGATAGGGTATCTTCCTGTCGGGCGCGTGCTGACGATCAGACGTAAGGTGCTTGAGGTCATCATTCGCGCCAAGGTTGATACGGTCATGACCAAGATCATTGACCAGGACGGCGAACGTCCCAACAACGTGATCAACAGATTCACGTCGCCTGTCCATAGTTTTTCGATTCTGGAAGATCGCAATCCGAAAGGGCCGGCATGGGTTGCTGAACTCCGCAGGCGTAACATTTGAGCCTGTGCAATCGCGATCTGGGCTACGCCGATGATGAGCGCCCGTCGCTCTGCGCCATCTGTATCTTTGGACCATGCGAAAAAAAGCAGACGAGCGCTCCGGTCAGGTATACCGATGTCCACAATTTGTCGGCCAACATCGCAGAAAAGATTTTCCCGCACATCTCAGACCGGGAACGTCGCGATGAACTGGCCTACCTGTTGACCGTATTTGCTGAAGAAATCAAACGATCGGCAATTGAGCCGTGAATTTCCTTGCTCTTTGCCAACGCGCCATCGTCGAGTGCGGTGTCGCCAGCAATGCGGCGGTTTCGTCCGTGCTTTCCACAACGGTTGGCGCAACTGGCAGCGTAGGCCGTGTGGTGAACTGGGTCGGAGATGCCTGGAATGAGCTTCAGGAGAAGCACGACGACTGGGACTGGATGCGCAGCTCCAATATCCTTGGTGCCGGCGTTTCGTTCGCGACGGTCGCCGGGCAGGCCAGTTATCCGCTTGGAACCGGAGCCGGAACGGTTGGGATTGCCACTGACAGCTTTGGAAAGTGGGATATCGGCACCTTCCGAAACTTCACGACCACGGTGGGATACATCAACGAAATATTCATGGATGATATTTCGTTCGACGACTGGCGCGACGGCTATATGTATGGCGCGATGCGGAATGTTCAGACGCGGCCGATCGCAATCGCGGTAGGGCCAGACCAGTCATTGAACATCGGTCCGCCATCGGATGGCACATACACCGTCACAGGAGACTACTTTGTCGCGCCTTCGGTAATGGTGAACGATACGGACCTGCCTGTTGGGCTCCCGACAAGATTTCACATGATCATCGTTTATATCACGATGATGAAGTACGCCGGCTATGAGAGTGCGCCAGAGGTAATGCAACGCGGTTCATCTGAATACGACAAGATGTATGCTCAGTTGCAGGCAGTGCGTGCGCCGACGCTTAAAATGGGCGGTGCGCTGGCGTGAAAGCCATCCCAAAAAACGCCTGGGCTCAGGTCAAGTACGAAACCACGCAAATGGGTGGCACGCAGTCCACGACCGGTCAGCCGATCCCTGGCGGGCTCGATCTGGTCACGCCCAATCTACGGCTTCAACCCGGCGCGCTGCGGGATGGCCTGAATTTTGAGGTGGCCCAGTTCGGCGGGTATGCGCGTGTGGACGGCTACGAGCGTGTAGACGGCCGCACGGCGCCCCACACGGCCACCTATACGGTTGTTCAGGTCGCCAGCTTCACCAATGTGCCCACGGTCGGCCAGGTCGTCACGCAGGCTGGCAGCGGCGCCACGGGCACGATTATCGCGGTAAGCACGGTCGCGCCGCCATACATTGCCGTCACGCAGGTATCCGGGGTATTCGATACTACGGACGCCCTGACCACGCCCGGGCCGGTTGCGGTTGGGACCGCCGTTCCCATTACGGTCGCGCTTAGCCTTCAGACCCAGGCCATTTACATGGCTGCCGCTGCCGACGTTTACCGTGCGCTCATCGGCGCGGTTCCGGGGAGTGGCCCGGTCCGCGGCGTGGTTGCGATGGCGTTCAATGGCGTTGACGAGATATTTGCGTTCCGAGACAACGCAGGCGCCACGGCAAGCGCACTCTATCAGGCCACGGCGAACGGCTGGACGCTGGTTCCGTTCTTCAACCTTGTATCGTTTACGTCTGGCGGCTCCGATGTGGCAATGGATGGAGACACGCTGACCCAGGGCGGTGTGACGGCGACGATCCAGCGCGTGATGCTTCAGTCCGGTGCATGGACGGGTTCAGCGGTCGGCCAGTTCGTCATCAAAAATCCGACCGGAGGGAATTTTGGGTCGGGCTCCGCCTCCACCACGAGTGGCGCGACGGTCACACTTTCAGGCGTTCAAACCGCCATTACGATGCTCCCGGGCGGTCGCTTTGAGTTCACGAAGGCCAATTTCAGCGGGCAACTCGTCACGCGCCGGGCTTACGGCTGCGATGGCGTCAATCCGCCATTTGAATTTGACGGCGTTACCCTGGCGCCGATCGCCACGGGGCTTTCGCCCAATGCGCCGTCGCATATTTATTTCCACAAGAACTTTCTGTTTCTGGCGCAGGCCAGTTCGATCTTTTACAGCGCAATCGGGTTGCCATTCGAGTGGTCATCGGTCGACGGCGGCGGTGAAATAGCGACAGGCGACATTGTTACGGGCATGATCACATTGCCCGGCAGCCAGACCACGGCGACGCTCGCCGTCTATTTGCGCAGCAACACGGCGTTTTTGTATGGAACCGATCCGACGACGTTCAACTACGTCACGTTCAACCAGAATCTCGGCGCCGTTCCTTACAGCATGCAGAACCTGTTTGATACGTTCTTTCTGGATACGCTGGGCGTCGTCACATTAAAGACCACGTTGAACTGGGGCAATTTCCTGCCGAGCACACTGACAAAAAATATTCTGCCGTTCATTCTGCGTGAACAGGGGAACCTTCTTTCGTCGTCGCTCAACCGCTCAAAAAGCCAGTATCGCCTGTTCTTCAATGACGGTTACGGATTGTTTTGCACCATTCTTAATCAGCAATACATCGGCCCGGCAACGGTGCTTTATCCCGACCCGATCAATGTCGCCGACGATACGAACCTGACTTCTGGAGAGGAGGCATCGTATGCCGGTGGCAACAGTGGATATGTCTATCAGTTGGACGTAGGCACCAGCTTTGATGGGGCCGCGATCAGCGCATATTTTGTGACGGCATGGGACCCTATCGGGTCGCCTCGCGTGCTCAAGCGTTTTCGTGCGGCTTCCCTCGAAGTGCAGGGAAGCACGTATGCGGAAATCCAGTACGGCTATCAACTCGGGTACAACAGCGCCCAGATAGCCCAGGTTCCTGCCGTGCCTGTCGATCTTGATTTTGGAGCAATCCCGCATTGGGATTCTTTTGTGTGGGACTCGTTCACATGGGACGGAAGCGGCCTTTCGCCGAACGAAATTGATGAGACCGGCACGGGTGAAAACGTGCGCCTTACCATCGGCTCAGGGACGAATTACATAGGAACCTATACGGTCAGTTCGGTCATTCATCACTATTCATTGCGGCGCGGTATACGCGTATGAGGGAGATCCGATATAACTAATCCATATTACAATGCCTCGGGAAACCCTGGGACCGGCTCTGAAGGATTATCTTCGGTCATCCGCACCGAATTTGCGAACATAGCTGCCGGGTTCAATGCGCTGCCTGTGTTCACGGGTGCTGGCGGGGCTGCGGTCGTGGTCAATCCAGGAGGCACTGCGCTAACCGTCACGACCGGCACACTCGCACTTGCTGGCGCTTTTGCGACGACCGGAGCGTTCAGCACGACATTTGCCCAGCAGGCATCCGTCACATTGACGCTACCCGCCGCCTCGGACACGTTGGCAACCCTGTCTCAACCGGAAACGCTCTCCAATAAGACGCTGGTGGCGCCGGCTCTTGGAACGCCGACTTCCGGGGTGATGACCAATGTTACAGGCACGGCGGCCGGACTGACCGTGGGAAGCGCCACGACGGCGACCACTGCGACAAATGTGTCGGGCGGAACGGCCTCGGTAACGACGCTGGCTGCTTCTGGAGCAGTCTCGGGTGCCGGATTCGCTGCGCTTCTGGCGTCGCCTTCCGCGATTGGCAGCACAGCTCCGTCCACCGGCGCGTTTACCACTTTGGCCGCCAGTAGCACCGTTTCCGGCGCTGGCTTTACGGCCTTGTTCGCCTCGCCACCCGCGATCGGCGGCACTGCGGCGTCATCCGGGAAATTCACCACCGTTTCCGCGAGCGGGCAGATCACGTCGACGGTCACGACCGGCACGGCTCCGCTCGTTATTGCGTCGACCACAAACGTTGCCAATCTGAACGCGTCATCACTGAGCGGCGCGACGTTCGCCTCACCCGGCGCGATTGGAAGCGGTTCTGCGTCGACCGGCGCATTTACGACCCTGAACAACACCACGGCATCCGGCTCAGCCCTGAATGGAACGTTGGGCGCGACTGCCGCAGCGTCTGCTTTGGTCACCACTCTGGGTGCTTCCGGGTTGATTACGCCGACCTCGACTGCCGGTATCGCAGGGACCTCTACCAATGACAACCCGTCAGCGGGCAGCATAGGAGAATTTGCCGAGGTCATTCTTCCGGGCACCGCGGCCACCGTTACCATGACCATCGCTGCACCTTGTGTGGTGACCTATACCTCGCACGGGATGGCTGTAAACGGGAACTGCGCAGGCTGTCTGGCCGTTTATTTCACGACGACCGGTGCACTGCCGACCGGGCTGGCCATCAATACCACATATTACGCAACGATCATCGATGCAAATACGTTTCATCTGTCGACCACGATCGCCAATGCCTTCGCCGGTACTTACATCACGACGACCGGCTCACAGTCCGGAACGCAAACCTGCGCGCTTCAGGCATATACCTCGGCGAACGGGACCAATGATGCGGCAGCGCTCGATCTCACGGCGGGTGACTGGGATGTAAGCGGTTCGGTGTCCACATCGGACGGAGGCACGAATACCTCGATGACGGTCTGGACCAGCACGGTTTCAAAAACCACCCCTGGTGCGCCATACTTCGGGCGGCTCAATCAATGGGTGGGAAGCGTTAGTGCTGTTGTTCCCACCCTGACGGTTGGCACATCGCGATATCTGTTGTCAGGAACGACACCGGTCTATTTGTCTGGCACCTGCGGGTCCAGTGCTGCTTTTGGCCTTTCCGGTTACATGAGGGCGAGGCGCGCCCGCTGATGTCAGGAACCGTTACCCCAGGTGTCAACGCTCCGACCGTTCCGCCGACAACCGCGGCACCGGTCGATCCAACCGCCGCGCCTGCTCCGGTCACCGGCCTGATCAACAGCGCGCCACCGGTCACCACGGCGCCGACGCCGGCGCTTCCGACGACCGCAGCTCCTCCTGTCGGATCGGTCCCTACGACCCCTGCAGTAGCGCCAGGAACCCAGGCAGCGCCTGTCACCGCGCCAGCCGCCACAACGCCGCCACTCACAACGCCGCCACTGGCCGACACATCCGCTGCGGGGAATGCGCCAAACGCCTTTACGGTGGCGCCAAACCAGACTGTATCTGGCCAGATCCAGAACATCATCGCCTCCGGTTCTCCGCTCATGCAGCAGGCCGAGGCAAACGCGCGCGATATGATGAACCAGCGCGGCCTGATCAACTCCTCGCAGGCGATCACGGCTGGGCAGTCCGCTCTCTATACTGCGGCGACGCCGATCGCCACGGCCGATGCTGCTACCTACAACACGGCGATGACAAACACCGTCACAGCGCAAAATCAGGCTGCGTTGGCGGCTCAGCAGATCGCCGGGTCTACAAATCAGACAGAAATTCAGACGACAGCTCAGCAGGCCATCGCTGCGTTGCAGTCGAACACATCGCTTTCTATCCAGGACAGTTCGTCAGCCACTTCGCAGATCATCGCCGGCATCCAGTCCAATACGAGCCTGAGCAATCAGCAACAGCAGGATCTCACCTCGCAGGCGATACAGGCTCAGCAATCGACCTTGCAGACCTACCTTGGCCAGTTGCAGGCGAACACCACCCTTACCGTACAGCAGCAATCCGCGGATGCAACGGCGGCATTGGCTGCCGTCAACAACACCAGCGCTCAGGTCATCGCAAATATTCAGGCGAACACATCCCTGAGTGTCGAACAGCAGCAGACGCAATCGGCGCAGATCATCGCGCAGATGAACAACCAGAATGCGATTACGGTGCAGAACCTGCAAAATGCCGGGTCACTGGCCAATATCCAGGCCAATGGTGCCATCAATACGCAAATTCAGGAAATCACCAGCGCCAATCAGGCTCTGATACAGACTTCATCGGGGGCTGCGGCGCTCTATAACCAGGCGCTTACGAATCTTTCGTCCATCATGACAAACCCCAATCTTACCACGGCGCAACAGACGACGGCTCTCAACAATGGCGTGCAGCAACTGAACGATGGTCTTCAGGTGCTACAAGGTATTGCGGCAAACCAACAGGTCAGTTCGAATCTGGTGTTCGGGCCGCCGGCTGCCGCTCCGGCGCCGGCAGCCGCTTCCGCTACGGCGACAGGCGGTGCTGGCTCGTTGCTGGACCTTGAACCTAATAGCGCAAGTCCGGAATGACCGACATTGACGTTATTGACGCGTTGTGGGCAAAGATCGAACCGATTGCGTTCATCACGCGCGATCAGTTTGCGCGTGGCCTGGAAGACTGGAACATTGAAGTGATGCGTGCCGCCGATGGGGAGCTTGCTCTTGTGGCCATGACCCAGGGATCAGAATTCCACCTGGATAGTTTTGGTAAGGGTATCCCGATCACACCAAAAATGATCAACGAGCGGTTCGAACCACTTATGAAGAGATACGGCTGTGTGACCACGCGAACACCGATTGAAGGTGAGGACCGTCAGCATCGGTTCAATCGGGCATTCGGCTTCAAGGAGGTCGGGCGCGACGAATTTTTCGTCCACTATCGGAAGGATGCGCCATGCCGGTCGTCGCTGTAGGGGCGGCGATTGCCGCGAGCGTGGTGGCTGGATCCGCGGTCGCAGCCACCGTTGGAGGCATCGCCGCGATCAGCGCCGTTACGGCTCTGGAGGTTGTCGGGGCTGTCGGCGCGACGGTGTCGGCAGTCGGAGCCGTCACGGGCAACCGGGCGCTGACATTGGCCGGGGGTGCGATTGGAGCGATTGGAGCTGTTGGAAGTCTGGCGGCTGGTGCCGGGCTGCTGGGATCCAGCGCAGCATCCGGTGCACCTTTGTTTGGGCCGGCGCCGACAGCGGCAGCCACGAGTGCTGACACGGGCTCCTTCGCTGATTCGCTTACGCCAGCCACGGCCGGCACCACCGGAGGCGCATTGGATGCCGGAACCTGGGACCCCGCTGCCGCGGCGGATCAGGCGTCATCCGGAACCGTGAACTTCGTCGCCGGCATGCCGGAAGGCACCACCGATCAGACCACTTTGGCCTCCACAGCGACCGGCACGGAGGGCGCCAACCCAACCGCAGCCGTTCCCACAGGCGCCAGCCCTGCGCCGGCAGATGCGGCCACCAACACCTCGGCGGCCAACACCACCGGACTGATCAACAGCACGACAGCATCGACCG